GCATTATGGTTTGTTTATTTTGACCGCCATGTTGTTTTACTTTTTCTGTTGTATTAAAAACCGCTTTCCCTATAGAGAAAGCGAGATTGGTTTTATAGTCTATATCAAGTTTAAAATGTTTATCTAATAGTTCTTTAGCTCTTATTTTTTGACTAAAACCTAGCCATTCCCATACATCATCCAAATTAACTACAAAATCGATATTTTTATCATAATTTAGGTAGCAATAAAAACTACTAATAAACAATTGCTGCTCAAAATGACAAAATTTTTCTTTAATTTTATCTAACAATTTGTTATTATATGTGCTAGAAAGCTTTGTAATAGGATTGTTCTCTATGAGTTCTACAATGTTTAGTTGTGACATCTTATTATACAATATATAATAAGATAGTCTTTAAGTTACTTTTACCGTTTTTTATTTATAAAAGCGAGTTTTATAAAAGCGGTTTACCACTTATTCGCTTTTTTGACACTAATTCTAGGTCCTCCTCCGCGTTTTTTGGCTGCATTTGGGTCATATTGTTCTTCTTCATCGTCGTCCTTCAGTCCTTTTGATAATTCCCAGAATTCTTTGGAGCCTAATCTAAAATCACCGTGGTCATCCGCTTTATACCAAAACACTTGGTCATGTAATTTGTTGGATTTTGAATTATTATTGATTACCAAGCACTCATAATTCTCTGTGCACTGGTCCATGACCTGACAAAATGATTCAAAGGTTGGAAACATACCTGCGTAATTTTCATAGATTCTTCTGCGGTTGGCAATGTAATTTTCTCTAAGGATAAACACATAATCTATATTGGTACGCAGTGTCGGTGGAATGCCTAAGGGATATTGCATTGTGATGACCAACATGACCTTCCAATGACGGCCATTCATGAAAAGTAAACGCATCATTTTATCACGCGACCACGTATTATCATATAGACAATCATCTAAAATAACAAAGGCTCTGGGGTCAATCGTAGTGCGTTTATACGTTTCCATTTCTTTTTTAATTTGTTTCAAAACGGTTCGTTGACGTTTTAAAATATTTTCAATGATGGCAGTATTGTATTCATTATGTACAAACAATTTTGGCACCATTTTTCCGTAAAAACCGTTTCCTTCTTCTGTTCCAGATATTACCGTGCCAATTGGTATTTCTTGTTGATAATAAAGCAAGTCTCTTACCAAAAAGGATTTGCCAGTGTCTCTCTTACCAATTAAAACCACCACAGGTCCTTTATTCTCATTTGGTTTAAAACTAATACTTTTCATATCAAATTTTTTAAGTTCCAAAGTCATTATTATTTAAAATAGAAACTTTTTTTTATAAATTTAAACGTATTGTAGAAAATCTGTAATATCTAGAATCATTCTATACTATTGAGAAATGATTATTATTTATAATAAGTTAAAAACAAATATAATTTTTATATTAATTAGCTAAAGTATGGTATTTGTAAACTATCAAAAAAGAAAGAACGCTGAACTTTTCAAAAGTTTAGAAGATTCTGATTCTCTTTTTCTATCCAATGCACAAAATTATATTCCAATTTACACTAGATTCTTTTCATTAAATGATACAAACTTTAATAGTATCAATTTAAACCATAAATGGTATATTTATAGTCTTGATAAACAGAACGAAGAAAACCCGAACTTGTATAAATGCAAAATCAATAATCTTACAACGCAAAAGACAATTCATAAAGAAGTATTTTTTAAGCTGGCTCCATTATTAGACCCATATAAATATTTAACAGGAAAATATAATATTAACGATGAAAAAATATTTAATTTACCCACATTAAATTCCAGTTCCGATGAGTGTCACCCAAAGTTATTAGACACCAATAACTCCGCTTACGTAGATGGGTTATTTATATATTTAACCAGTAATTTATTGCACAATAATCATTTTATACATGGACTAGATTATTATGGTTCTATTCTAGGCATCAAAAATAATTATAAGATTAATGTGTTTGATGATATTGATTATTTGAATAATTCTGATTTTTTTAATAACAACAAAAATACCCTGTTTAAAATAGACGATTATCAACATTTATTTCAAAATGAAAACAATGCAAAATTGGCACCCATTACAATACAATATAATACCAGCGCGAAGTCCCAATTATCAATAAAATCTCTCGATAATGAGTTATTTGAAGGTGTATTTGAAGATAATACATCGAGTAAAAATAGTAGCGATGTAGATGATGTAGATGATATAAATGTAGATATAGACGAGTTACACGAATTCACCAATGATTTAGATATAACAAATACGAATATAATAGATACTGAAAATAACAATGTGGTTAGTTTAAAATCAAATTCGTCTTGTTCTTCTCGATCATCCTATACAGATAGTAACGATAGTAATAATGATAGTAACGACGAATGCGACAATTGTGGAGAATTAGAAACCTTTGACGACGACCTAAATAGTGATAATACAAACAGCGCCAATGACTCGGAAAGTGACTCTGAAAATGAATCTGAAAGTGATTCTGATAATGCATCATACGAAGAAGAACAAATATTCGCCACCATACCAAAATTTCCAATCCAAGTTATCGGCATGGAATATTGTGAAAATACATTTGATGATTTAATCTTAAATGAAGACTTAACAAAGGAAGAGTGGTTATCAGCATTTATGCAAATAATTATGATATTAATAACATATCAAAAATCATTTGGATTTACACATAACGATTTACATACGAATAACGTAATGTATAATAAAACCGATAAAAAATACATTTATTATTGCTATAAGAAAAAATATTACAAGGTTCCTACGTTTGGTCGCATATTCAAAATCATCGATTTTGGCAGAAGTATTTATAAATTTGATGGCAAATTATTCTGCAGCGACAGTTTTCAAATAGGCGGTGATGCAGCCACCCAATACAACATCGAACCATATTTAAACAACAAAAAACCCCGATTAGAACCCAATTTTAGTTTTGATTTATGTCGTTTGGCTTGTTCCATTTTTGATTATGTGATTGATGATTTTGAAGAAATAAAGGATATTAGCAAATGTAAAGACCCAATTAAACGTTTAATTGTGGAATGGTGTTTAGACGATAAAGGTATAAATATGTTATACAAAAATAATGGCACTGACCGTTATCCAGACTTTAAATTATACAAAATGATTGCACGATGTGTGCATAATCACATACCACAAGCACAATTAGAACGCTCAGAATTCGACGCTTTTTCAAAATTTAAAGGAGACGTTCCTGATGATGTTATCAACATTGATAATATACCTTCCTATATGTAACTCTGGCATTTTACAAGCGGAACACAAAGGTATAAAAATTTGTATATTTAGAAATAATAACAATAATATATAATTGTTATGGAAGAAATTCTTATTGACGACCTGGCCCCCGAAACCCAATATTATATCGAATATCTTGGTATGGACCGCGATGATTATATGGTTGATAAAAGTTATAAGAATGTGCGGAAGACAGGTACATTCAAACGTTTCGTTCCTTATGGTACTACGAATGTCGCTGAGTTTATAGATATAAAAGACGTGAATAGTGGTGAACATAGTTCAACATATCCATTTGCAAAAGATACAATGCTGCTTTCGTCACCTCCTTATTATTTTTATAAAATGACTGGAAATAGAGAAAAATATAATACGGCATTACAAAAGGGATTCGAAAAACTTATTGATGAAAAAACGAATACAAATATAGGCACCGAAGCCAGTCCAAAGGATTATTTCACATCCAAAAAGTTAGGTGGTAGAAAAGGTCGGAAAAGTAGAAGAAGTAGAAAAAGTAGAAAGGGTCGGAAAAGTAGAAAAAGCAGAAAAAGCAGAAACAAGTAAAATGGTAACAGTTACCATCCACAAATGTATAAGTAAATCTTAGTTTGTTTTATTTTTCTTTACAATCGGCGTAATTTGTTATTTATGTCATAATATAATCTTTGAGATGTTTATATTATGGATTCATTTGGTTTTATTATAACAAGACATGTTAATTCCGAAGCTACCAATAAATACTGGAATCATTCAGTAAAAATACTTAGAAGATTATACCCTAAAAGAAAAATAATCATCATTGACGATAATAGCAATCAAGATTTCGTAAAAGCAGACTTTAATTATAATAATCTTCAAATCATACAATCTGAATTCCCTGGTAGAGGAGAATTATTACCCTATTACTACTTTATAAAACATAAATTTTTTGAAAATGCGGTAATAATGCACGATAGCGTTTTTATTCACAAAAGAATTAATTTTGACAATTTAAGAGGTAAAAAGGTGTTACCATTGTGGCATTTCCATTCAGACAATGAAAATATAAATAATTCAATAAAAATATCGAGTGTTCTATTGAATTCACACATTTTACAAGACAAATTAAGAGATGAAATAAAAATTGGATTACCACAAGATAATTGGTATGGATGTTTTGGTGTTCAAGCGTACATTAATCATGATTTTTTATTGCACATTGAAAATAAATATAAAATAACTAATATGGTGTATAGTGTATTGAATCGACCTGATAGATGTTGTTTAGAAAGAATTATGGGTTGTATTTTTAACAATGAATGCCCTTTATGCATAAAAATAAAATCGTTATTCGGCGATATATCGCAACATCATAATTGGAGAGAATATACATTTGACAAATAC